CAGTCGTTCGGGTTCTTCTCGTCAGTCTGTATCGACTCGATGTCTTCGATCACCTTTTCCAGATCATCAAAGAACATCAAGGCAGGCATGGTTTCCGGCGCTTTGCCCTCAGGGAACAGGCTCTTAACGTACTTGTCGTTCAGAGGCATCGAGGTCATCATGTCTTTCATAATCATGTGACCCTGAACACGGTTGTTGTCTGACCGGATAATCCCCACGCCGTTCTGCATGAAGATTTCCGCCATCGTCTTGCCCGTGTCTTTCTGCCTGTTCCACATATCCGGCGGAGCATAAGTCGCCGTGATAGTCTCGTAAGACAGCGTATTGTCAGTTACGAGTTGTGCGGCATTCTGGATTACAAGGTTCTTCTCTTCAACTTCCCTGTAAGCCCAGCATCTGCCGTCTTCATCGACTGCCCACCAGATAACAGCCATGCAGTCTAAGCCGTAGTCGAACGATCTATATAAAGGCCAGCTATAAGGAATCTTAAAGCGGCTCATTGTGTGGGAAGTACGATGAAAGTTCCCGAAATAAGCGCCCGACAGAGCGTTCCAGTCACCATAGCGGTGTGCGGCTCTGAGGTCATCAGGCAAAGCCGCCAGCGCTTTGACATACGCCGGGTTGGCTTCTAACAGATAAGGGTTGTCATCGACAGTCGCCCTGATGGTTGTATAGTCATCAGGATTCTCCGTCCGCTCAGGGTTGTTCGGGTCAACGATGAATCGCCTGTCGATGAAAAGTCTTTTTACCCAGAAATGGCCCACATTTCCGGGATTACAGGTTAAGTAGATGCGTTTAGGGAAGTCGTTAACGCCACGGCAGCATGACTGTAAAAACAGGAATGCTCTTTCTGACAGTTGTGTGGCTTCCTCAAGGAAGATTACATCATATTCGGTTCCCTGATACTCATTCTCAGCGGCCTTGCCATCGTAGTGTCCGAACTTGATGGTGCTGCCGTTCCAGAACGTCATCTTGTGGTCAGTGCCGTTGTAGCTGTAAAGCTCGGCTGGCACCCAAGATAAGATCGGGTCTATTAAATTGGCTGTCAGTTCCGGGTAATGCGCTCGTACCATCAGGACTTTAATGCCCGGATAGTTCACTGCCATGCCAACAGCTTTCAGTCTGGCAACGTGCGTCTTGCCGCCGCCACGAGCACCGCCGTAACAGACGAACTTCGTGTTCGCTTCAAGGAACTGTTTCTGTTTCGGGGTAGCCTCCCCGAAGTCGATTGTAACTTCGCCTTTCTCAGGCGAGACTCTTTTACGTGGCATAAGCTCGCCTTTCCTGTTGACTGCCGTCAACGTAGTGTGTGGCCGAATCTGCCGGAAGTGTCTTACCCCCGGCAGATCGCCTGAGCAACAAAACAAAGGAGGTGAAAAAGGATGAAAGGAGGTGATGCGCAAACCCAACACAAAGTACCCGTGTCTCTGTATACCAAATGCGTTGACAGTTGTCAAGCTTTTAGCCAGTATTTTATGTATACCACCCTTTCCGAGAAAGGGGGTACGGCTTTTTTGGCATACCCCTACCCGCCTCTGGTCTATGTGAGGAATATTATATATAGGGTGAATGGAAACGGGTGGCGTGTTTTTTCCCTACCCCCTCTGGTCTGGCTGCACCAAAACTTGTGGGGTGAACCACACGACCGGGCGGCACCCCCCTCTTTAGTAGTCGCCCGTCCGGTGGGCGCCGCCCACGTTATGAAGTGTGCCATGCCTCGTCGCCACAGCGACGGGCAGGCGGACGCAGTCCGCCCCGCTGTCGTGTAACGACAAGCGGTGGCACGTGCGTTAGGGACACCCCGCAATACCAGTGCGCACACTGGTTAACTGCGAGTGGTGGCCCGACCCCCGACCCGTAAGACTACTGCGTCTCCCGCAAGCAGTAGTCTTGTCGCAGACAGTCGGGGGTAACGCCATAAGCTAAGGTTATCGCATATAATACTACAGCACAGTGTAGACCAACGATACCACATATATAATACATAAGTAGTATATACAGTATACGCACAAGGAGTGGAGGACGTAGCTTAGCCAGAAGAACGGGAGGGAGTTGGGAAGAGGGAGTCTGTCGGTTAAGATGTATTGTTGTTTACCTCAGTTCTTGAGCCACGCCAGTCTGCACAGGACGCAGGCACGTAGAAAGAGTGTAGTTTTGTGTAGATAAGGCGCGGCTCAAGAAAAACAAGGAAGCCGCCTTGGGGCGGCTTATTATATTTCAGTAAACAACTATGCGAAAAAACCGCCAGCAAGAAGCAGTGCTGGCGGTTTACCGTGGGTTACAGCACTGTAAGGTAGCAGAAGAGTTTCTGTGGCATAGGTTGCGGCGAACGAGCGTCGCAGACTTCCGCCACGAAGGCTCTTCGACAGATGAGGTTGAGGGGCGGAAGATTCTGCTTTGGCTCGTTGGTAAGGGTAAGTCTCTCACGTCTGATTATACACCCTTGTCAACTAAACCGAAACCCTTTGGGAGGGCTCGATCTTAAGTTTTTGCGGGTTGAGATCGTGCAAAGCCGTAAGGTGAGCACGCCGCAAAAATTTAAGATAGCCTGATTGGGTTTCGGTTTACGGAAAAATTCGCCTGCTCTTTCTTGGATTCAAAAGGATGTCGCAGGCGATTTTTCCGCCGTTGACTGGCGAGTGTATGAATCAGGCGTGAGAGAGCCGAAAGAGATAGGCTCTCCAGAAAAAAATTTTTGCGGGCTACAGCCCAGAAAGGAACACATCATGAAAAACATCATCTCTGAACTCATCAGCACTGGCAAGCTCACCGAGGACAAGGCAGTCGTCATTGACAACAACATTGTGATCTTCCAGTCCTCCAACAGCAAGAAGATCTACAGCTTCAACAAGACCTCCAAGCGTGCTTACGAGTACGAGGCAGACGGAACCCACGGCAAGCAGATCACTGCCGCAAAGTACAAGGCTCAGTGCACTGCGCTTCGGGCTCGCGTCAAGGCGGCTCAGCTGTGCGAGAGCGAAGTTGGCAGTGCGCCCAACAGCGAGGCCGGAAAGCGTGCGGAAGCCGCCCGTGCCGAGCGTGAGCGCATCGCCAAGTGGAAGCTCGAGCACGGCGAGGTTGAGCAGAACTCAACCAGCCTCACCAAAGACGAGAAGCCCGAAGCGGAAGTTGAGCTGGGTAGCTCCTACGTAGATGACATGTTCGAGGGTTACGACATCGGAAACGTTGGTGCAACCCTCGGACATCACGTTGTGAAGCTCCTGATGTTTGTGCCCAGACCCCACAAGAAGACCACGACTCGCACAAACGTGAAGGAGGAAGACCCCTACTTCGCACTGCAGTTCAAGGATGTTAACACGGGCGCAGTCATCGGGAAGATCGGCGCTGACGAAGATCACCGCAACGAAGACAGTGTGCGGCTCTACCCCCACATGATTCAGTCTCTCCGCTGGAACCTCAACAAAGCATACCACGGTGCTGGCGAGGGGCTCAAGCCCAGTGAGCTTCTGGCTTTCATCTCCAAGCACGAGATCGACATCTGGCTCACATGGAGTGACACCTACGGCAAAGCCCTCGTCAACTACTACGATGTGAAAGCGAGTGCCGCACGCAAAGCGGCACGAGCGGCAGTTGGTGCCAACTCCATCAGGGGCAGTTACAACCGCAGAACCGAGGACACAGCACTCCGCAAGATGGATGATGTGGCACCTTGGGAAGACAGATAAGCTTAACCAACAAACGACAGCCGGAGGCTCCGCAAGGAGCTTCCGGCTATTTTTTTGTTCGTTCGAGTTTAGTTCACGTTGCAGTAGTAGAGAGGGAGGGGAGAGAGGAGAGAGAAGAGAGGAGAGTGAGAGGAAGCATAGCACAAGCTTCTGGGGCTAACAACGGTCTATGACCGCTGTGCTAAAGATTGGAAGCCAAAAATAGCTTGCTCCATGCGGTTCGATTGTGCGAATCGCCAAGTAGCCTTGTGCGATTCGCCAATAGAGCCGCACTCCACTTCGCTATTTTTGGCTTGCCAATTCCCAGAAGCTTGTGCGATAGCTTCAGCCATAAACTAAAATATTGGAGGTTGTAAAGATGGTTTACAGAATCACATATCGTAACAATCGGCGTTTACTTAGAATCGTCGATGTTAGCGACATCGACGACGTTGTCACTATGTGTGCCGAACTTGCTGTTAATCGGTGCCAGCTTATCAGCGTAGTGCTTCGTGAAAGGCGGTGTTACGAAGATTGAAATGGGTGTATCCGGCGTGGTACTGGTCATCAGCACGACTGGTATCGCAAACAAATTGAATTGGAGGTTGATAGAATGGGCTTTGCCCTGTCATCAAATTGACTGCCCCGTCATGAGCGTATTGCGAATTGACGGGGCAAATCAAATTGATGATGAATGGAAGTGAAGATGGATGCTAACGCACGCCATTTAAAAGCGCAAGACCAAGACGAGTTGCTTCGCAAGTCTTGCGCTTTTAAATGCCATGCGTTGTACGCATTGCAAAATAAATTCAAATTGAAATCAAATTGGAGGTATTGAAAATGGCACAGATTGTTGAGACTACGAAAAAAGACGGCGTAACCGTGAGCGTGATCTGGAATGGGAAGCGTGCCTATTTCGGCAATATTAACGCTGCAAATGAGTGGCTTGCTGACCAGAAGCGCAAATACGATTTGGAGCGTATTGAAATCTTTCTCCGACAAATCGTATTGAGCGCCCGTAAGGAAGTGAAGTACGAGAGTTGCTACGCTCTGTAAGTTGACATATTTGCATCTTAACGGATGACCGCCAGTGTGGTTGTTTAGTTATACAAGACCGCTCCACGGAGTAGCGGAATAGAAATACAAGCTTCGGCCTACTCCGCCCAGCCCCAAAGGGGTAATAAAAATTTATTTGCGGCCCAATAGAGGCCAGAAAGGAAATCAAAATGAACACTATCACAATCAAAGGCAGACTGACCCGTGACCCCGAACTCCGCACCGTGCAGAGCGATCTGAAGATTGCTACGTTCTCCGTGGCTGTTGATCGCAAATTCAGCAAGGAGAAGAAGGCTGACTTCTTCGATTGCAAGGCTTTCCGTAGGCAGGCTGAAGTGATTAGCACGCACTTTACCAAGGGCAAGGAGATTCTGATCTCCGGTCGTATGGAGCAGTCCAAATGGACTGACAAGAACGGTGCTACCCGTATTAGCTGGGAGCTCGTAGTGGAAGACTTCGAATTCTGCGGTGCTAAGAATACGCAGAATGAAGTTGCTCCGGCTTCTGCATATGCCCCGTCTGCTGGTGACGGGAATCCGTTCACCGATGAGCCTCCGTTCGATATGAACGATGAGGAACTGGATGCTCTTCCGCTGTAAGGGAGGGCATCCAAATGGCTATCGCAATTAGCGCTGTAGTAATCGCCCTTGCGTGCCATAATGAAGTGTTAAGCCTCATACTGCTCTCATGTGGAGCGGTATGGGGCTTAATCAAATTAGCCGACGAAATGTCGAGAGGAGGATACCGATGAAACAATTATCGCTACAGGAAAAAGCATATGACGTACTGCTCGCCTACAATGAAGCAATCGTCAAAATGTGGAACGAGGGCTATCGCCCTGAAGAAAATGAAATGCTACGTGAAATTCTCAGGCAGAACAACGAAATGAATACTATATTGCAGACTCTCGGCTCGCTGCAAGTATTCGGCTGGATTGAATAAAGGAGGGTACCGATGAGTGATCTCGAACTCTATGATCTTGCTCTGTACGGGGCTATCTGGCGTAGAGACGAATGCAAGCGGAATAGCCCTGAACAACAGCACTATGACGAACTGATTGATACGCTGACTACTCTGATTGTCAGAGCCGAACTGAAAGGAGACTGTGCATGAAAGAGATTACGTGTATTGATGGCACGAAACTCCGGCGTATTAGCCGCTGGATTAAATTGAGGCAAAACTATAATCCCACGGAGCGGAATAGCCTGTGGGATTATGTATGCGATGCGAGTGGCTATCACCCGTATCAAGATAAATTCAACCCTGCTGATGGCCTGTATCTGGACTATTTCAAATTCGATGGAAAGACATATGCATTAGAGCAGTTCTTTCTGCTGAATAGTATGTTCTTATCACAGGCCCCGTACATGTACTACGATGAAAATGGAAAGCTTGGCGTTATCGGTACTGTCTATATAGATGGCTCTATCTGGGGGCCTGCGCTGTATGGAGAGTGGGATGAATGCTGCGAATATGTGAGACTTTATGAGGAGGTAAAGTAAATGCGAATTGTACAGGGCGTTACGCCTAAAGGCAGCCTGACGAATTGCGTATTCGTTGAGGACGATCATGGTGCTGCACATTGCTTCAGCTATGGCAGCGAGGTTGCTGTAATCAAAGACGGGCAGTATACCGAATTCAATGGCCCGATGTACTACAGCCGTACCAGTAACAAGCATAAGAAGCTGTTCCGTGAATACTATGGATATTGAAAGGAGAAACAAAATGGAAATCAGAGAACTCGTTCGTGATATGGTACTGGATTGCCTCACTGACTCCAGACTGGAAGAGGCTACGCTTAACGTTATTTCTGAATTGGACTTTAGCATTGATGTTGACAGCTGCCTGAAGAGCATTATTGAAGACCGTATCAGCGATTACATTACCGAATTCATTGCAGAGGCCGTTGAGGATGCTGTAGACAACTATCTTGAGGGGGTATTCAGATGAGGTACGAAGCAGCCATATATTGGACTCGCAGAGCGTTGCAAGATGTGTTGCTCCGGATTAGCGAACAGGATTATCAGAGCAACGATGACCAGAAGCTGTTCAAAGAAGTGGACGATGCACAGGAAGAACTTTCCCGTATCGGTGATCTTGTAAACTGGCTTGAAACAAACAACTACATTGAGGAGGAATTGTAATGGCAGTTAATAGCTTTGTCTCCGTCAGATCGAAACCGTGGAGTTTCGGAGTCCGTGTTGAAGAAGCTATGACCGCTCAGGATGCAGTAGAATTAGCTGAGGCAAACTTCAATGTTGTTCAGACTGAGGTATACGACCCAAGAGGAATCGTTATCCCCGACTACAAACTGAATGTGCGTGAAGATACGTATCAGCCGCTCGGAATTGTAAAAGGCAGATACACAGTTGTTCAGAATAGAGAGGCTGTGGACTCGTTAAACTACATGCTTGGTGCTGGGCTGGAATTTGAGACTGCTGGCGTGGCAAATGATAGCAAAGTATTCTTTATCACAGCAAGGATGCCTGAGCGTGTGATTGTCGGTGATGCGTATACTCCGTACATTGTGTTGGTGAACACGCATGATGGCAGCGGCGCTGTGAAAATCTTTATCGTACCTAATAGGATGATCTGTAATAATCAGCTCAACTTCATGAACAAGCACGCCGAAAGAAAGTGGAGCATGATTCACAAATGCAGCGTAACCGATAAACTGGCACAGGCGAGGCAGAGTCTCGGCTTGATGGATACATACCTGAATAACCTTGAGGAGCAGGCTGACCAGTGGGCTAATGAGGAATTCTACGAGCCTCAGGTTCAGAAAGCTCTGGACTATGTGCTCAAGGTAAAGGATGCCAAAACTGATAGGCAGAAGCGTACTAATGAGATGATGCGTGAAGAGATTATACAGTGCATGTTTGCTCCTGATCTTCACAACTTTCTTGATACGAAGTGGGGCTTCTTGCAGGCTGTTGCGGATTATGTTGATCACCGTGACCCGATTCGCAATACGAAAGGCTGGCATGAGAAGAGAATGCTGGATGTGTTCGGTGGGCATCCGATGATTGACAGAGCCGTTGAGGCGGTTTGGAGGGCTGCATGAGAACTGTAAAAGCATGGAT